AGCTCACCTGGATTCGGAATCTTTCGGAGTAACTCGCGTTTAAATGCGCGCAGTGTGACATGTTGTCTCTTGTTAAGAGCCATTGTAGCATCCAACCATACTCCCATGTCGTGTGCTATTCTACCTGTACGTGCCATACCAAAACCTTCCAATGCTTTAGGCATATTCTTTTCCATTTCAAACATAATCTCTTTAGTAGTTTCCCAATCTTCTTTCATAATCTTTCTAGTTGATCGGCGTGAAGCTGATACAGACATCGCAACTTTTAAAAAGTGTGACACACGTCTTTGACAATACTCCGACAGATGTGGATCAGTAGGTTCTGGTTGTACACCATCAAAGATATCTGCATTAGCTAAGTCAAACGCATCTCTTTCAAACTCCATAGGTCCATACATTTTAGCCACACTACTTAAATCATTTCGCAGTTCATTAATAGTATGTTCACTAATAACTTTTTGTCTAAGATCTTGTGGTATCTTTTCCCCTTCATAAAACACAGGTATGATTCTAGATAATAAACCTTGTGACTTAGCATCTTCTGGTAAGTTATCTACAAACTGTGTAGGCGTAGCACAAGCTATCCAATTCAAACACGGACCTTGTATTATATATTCACCAGCAGTTTTTGTTTTGTGACTGTAAGAATCTTTAGCATCCCACATGTCTGTTAAAAACATTTGTAAGTATCTTTCGTTACGACCCATGAATGTACCAAACTCAGATGTAACTAAAGTTAAAGATGAATCATAGAACTCTGGGTTCTCTTCATTCATTAGACGCATATCCATACGTGTAATTTTAGTCATGTCTACTGCCAACTTCTCTGGTGTTATCCTATCTTGGATAGTATACAACGGAAACTTACGCAACCCATAGTCATCTAAAGATGTGTTAAAATTGTGATCGTCTTCTGTTGCACCAACAGGTGAAGTCAATCTGCTAAACACCTTTGAGAATGGCAGTATCAAACTGACAGATTTATTTCTGCCAGGAGAAGCTATGAGTATTACAAATAAATTAGAACCGATGTTGTAGTTAGGCATAGGAAACCATACCTTCCTACCCAGAGCACCTGCTACAGCAGACAAGGCTGTCCACTTAGCAAACGGCTTTGGTATCGGACTATCTTTTACAGCGTCAACACATGCCTCAACAAAATCTTTGTGTTTTCGTGGCATTAATTAGCATTAGCCGTACGAATATTATCTGGATGTATCCTCACGATTTTCTCCAGGTCTGCTGTTGTCTCAATCCAAATGTTTCCATCTTCATCTGATTTCATTTCACTTGGTCCTTTGATATCCAGTCCGTGACATTTAGTATGTGTGTCTTTTTCTTTGACCACAATCATGCCATCTTCTACATATATCTTTTTTATTTCTTCCATGTTATCATGTCCTTCCAGTTATCACCCACTTCTACAGAGGATGGTATTATCATTTCACGCCCATTGACCGTCAATGGATTGTGCATTTTCTCAAGCACCATTGGCATGAGTTCATCTATCTTATCTTTATGACACTGGCCTAGTATCGCATCATGCACTTGACCTAACACTTCTATACCAGAGTCCTTCAGTTCATCGTATACTCTCCACAATCCTAGATTAAGTAAGTCACCTATCGTAGACTGTGGGACAAAAGCTATCGCCGCACGTAAAGTAGAAGCATCTTTAAGTCTATCCCAAAAGTGTCTACGTCTACCCATAGGTGTGACAAGACTACCTTTCTCAAGCAACTCTCTTTGTATAGCTGAATGCCACACTCGTATGCCTGGGAATGCCCCCTTTATCTTTAGTGTATCTTTTCCTATCTTCTCTCCTTGATCTATTAATTCTTTGTATCCACCTTGTGGATCTTGTTTATGCCATCTTTCTAAAGATGTGGATGATACCACACCACCAAAATAAAGCAACTGAAATCGTGTAGCCTGCGACACTTTGATCTTTATTTGTCTAGCCAAAGAGTGAGGTGACACTCCATAGTTAGTTCCATGTCCTGCTCGTTTGCATATGTCACGGTAGGTATGATGTAAATAATATTTTTTATCAGCTAACGCTCTGTCTTGAACGGGATCATCTGACCAACCTAGATTGGGCCATACCATTTTCACAACTTCGGTATGCAAATCTGTACTCTCACATACATCTATATAGTTTTGATCGGCAGCCAAATATGCAACGGCGCGAGACTCAGCTTGTTCTAAGTCAGCATAAAACATTTTGTTACCTTCATCAGGTATAAATACTTCTCGTAAATCTTTTGTTATGTTCTGTAAGTTTGTGCCAGTACGCCACGGTGATTCTCTTGAAGACCATCTACCTGTCTCTGTACCTGCCACGTTGTATGAACATCTTATTCTCCCATCCGTGTCACGCTTAGAGCTAAGAACTGAAAGGTTTTTATCTATGTCACGCAACGCCAGGATAGTTCTGCAAAAAGGTCTTGCTCTTGGATAGGATTCTGCTAACGATTCTAGAGCATCACGATCCGTAGATATTTTTTGTTTACCTTTCTTGTATGAAACTACAGGTGGTAAGTTAAGATCTTCGTATAATAATTTTTTAAGTTGCACTGGACTATTGTGATTTAAGTCTTTGCCATTTACAGATCTTGAAAACAAATGTAACATTCTTTCTAGTTGTAATCTTTTTTCTTGTAAAGGTTTTCTAATTGCTTTTACTTTGTCTTCATCAACACGTAAGCCACGCAAGGTCATAGCCATGGCTGGCTTTAAACTTTTTATTTCAAAATCATATGTGCCCCTTGTCGTATCATCAAAGTCTTCAGATATTTTTTCCCATATCTCTTGAGTCAAAGCACAATCTAATGCACAATATATCCAGTTGATCTGATCATCGTTGTAAGGTGATAGATCTAAATTATTATTACTTACTTTTATCATCTAATAATTCTCCTGCTATAGCTGAATATCCTACCATGTCTACGTAAGTATCTTTTGTTGGGTTAGGTGATTTAGTCCTTGCGACTTTTAATAATAACATCATGACTGCCACATCGTGTGCCGTAATAGTAGGTCCTAAATACGCTGTCCACAGTGTAGCTATGTTATCATGATTTTCTTTTTTGTCTCCATACTCTTTCTCCCTTGGACCTTTTAATATCTTCAAGGCTTCTTTCAAGTTTTCTTCTATACTTACTACCATAAAATTTCTCCATTAGTTTATAAATTTCTTTACGAGTTGTTCTTCCATCTAGATCTGCTAAGTCACAGATAAAATTAAAATCACTGTCCTCGTTGTCATCATTCACCCACTCCCATGCAGATAAATGAGCCTTCTTATCTTCTTTTCCTTTACCTTCGTAAACTAAATCTTGCAGTGTCTGATCTAATACAGCACGCCATAAACGTATTGTATTTATTTGTTCTTCCCACTTCTCGTCTACATCTTTGGCAGAGAAATAATTTGGTCGCTTCACTATTCATCGGCTTTCGTGCTGTGAGAAAACTTGGCTAGAGTTTTCCATGCACCCTCGTTAGTGTATATGGAGCCTAAGAAGCCTAAACCTTTTTCCATTTCTGGTTGCAACGAATGCTGTGCATGCATCGTGTCATGCACTATACCTTTAACTTCTATGTCCTGTTTATATTTTAACCATGATACATCGTAAGATTGATTCTGTGCTACCTTTGCAATTTGTTTATCTTCTAATAAATCTTTAACCCAATTCCACGCTTTTGTTTCATCATCTTTCTTCCAGTATCCATATGTGAATGGTACTACAATGGCATGGGTAGATGAGGGGGCAAACCCTATACATGTTATTCGCCCACCTGCTGTTTCAATATCAAATGCCAAAGGATGATCTGCGTTATCTCTTCTTATGAAGTCTTCTTTAAATTTATCTAGGTCGTTTATACTCGGCTCGATCCAGAGTTCTCTTTCGATGTTTTTTATTTCTTTTGTTTCGGATTCTTGTTTTGCTTTTTTGAAATCAGAATATAATATAGATCTCAATGCATAATTTTTTGACACACTAGACAGGGCGTAAGAAGGAACTATTTTTATATCATCATTGATGTGTGAGGTGTTAGAGGAGATGAGCGCCCCTCTATAAGTTCCAATCTTATCGTACCCTGTTAGTGCCCACAATGATACTGCCCCCAGTGCTATTACAACATTAGGTTTAGCGTCATTGATTTCCTTGTACAATCTTTCTAGATGTGGTTGCGTCTCCTGTTTAAGAAACCCCATCGTCGAAGACGGATAGGGTGATCGCCACTCAGTTGTCTTGCACAAAGCCTTGTATTCACTTCTCTTGTGAAAAAAGTTTTGTAAGTTTTCTTGTGCTGGTCGTCTTTGAAAGACGTGGGTGAGCATGCACTCTTCCAGCTGTATCCCTGCTAGTTTACACACCTTGCCTAGAATGTAATCTCCTGCAAGTATTTTATTTAAACGAACTTCGTTAACTGTTGGATAGTCCATGACAATTGCAATCTTTGCACCGTCAATTAATTTAGAAGTTACATTCTTGTGTACCGCATACTCACCCATATTACTACGCCGCCTTATTAATTATTCGTTTAATAGAAGCTTGTAGTATGTCTTTGTTTCGGCCCACCATTTCGTGCTTCACAACACCAGAAAATGTTTGACCTATGCTTTGCTCTAGCATCTCGCCAAAGTTAGCACCACCCATACCGAGTGTTTTGGTTAGGAATTTCTTAATAGAAATCACAGGGTTGCCCTGTCCTAACGCTCTTGAAGTTGCCCAGAACTCCATTCTGGTTGGCTCACAGTGATCCAAGTCCGCGTCGGTGATCTCAGATTCCAAGACAGCATTCGCCTTGACATTGATCCTTACGATCTCGTTTTGGTTTTCACCTACCTTATCCGTACGATAAGATGTGATAACGAAGTCATAGCTACCTTCTGGTAAAGGCATCTGTTCCTGTACGTCATCTGGATTCATTGATAAAAAGTCTGATATTTCAGCCATTAATTACCTCCTTTATTTAAGTTGATTACATTGTCTGCTGACAATTTCTTGCGAGCATTTTGCTGTATTGCACTGAACAATTTAGCTAGATCTAATTCAGTTGTCTGACCAATAAGACTTGGTGCAGTAACTTTGAGATCCATTCTGTGATCAGATACAGTACGTAATGTACGCTCGGTTCCTTTGCTAGAAGAACGTGTATCAATTCTGCACACACAGTTGAAGTATCTGCCTAGCTTTGTAGATAGTTTAGAACCTACGCTAGTTGGGTACGCTTTGGACACGCCCATGTCTCCCTCCATGTATTGCATATGCGTTGTAACAACCACGTTACAAGGCACTTCC